CAGGGGCGAACGGTTGTCATGCTCCACGGGAAGCACTCCACTGAGGAGCGCCAGAAAGCCGTTGATGATTTTCAGAATGGCCGGGCGGATGTATTCATCGGCGGCATGAAGGCCGCCGGGGTCGGTATCACGCTGACCCGCGCCAGTATCGCCCTATTCGCAGAGATGGATTTTTGCCCCAGCGTTTTGGATCAATGCGAAGATCGACTACATCGCATCGGGCAACATTCCCCGGTCCTGTGCCAGCATTTGGTTATTGACCAAAGTCTGGACCATCGTGTTATCGAGTTGGTAGTCAGCAAGCAATCCGTAATCAGTGAGGTCATGCAAAAACAGACCAAGACCGAACTGGTCAGGATCGCCGAGCCGATCACACTCGAAGGACTGGCCGCTGATCTGATCGCCCAGGGCAAGTTCAAGGTGCGCGAACCGCGCCCCGAAATAGACCGCCCGGTGCTAGACATTGCCGGACCTTATCAGTCATTGCGCAACGCGGAGGCCAGTGGGCTGAAATGGCCGACCCTCCGGTTCGATGGTATGGCGATCAGTCTCGCCACATCCGGCAAAAATACCGGATGCCTGTATGTCAAGCGCGGTCCTGATTACGGCGCGCAGTACCTGGGCAAGATCACGCCGGACGATGGCACATTCTACCCTTCACGCGATTGCGCCGAGGCCGACTGTGAGCGCCTCCAAGCGATCCTCTCTGACTTTAAGAGTGAACTCAAAGCCCACGGGATTGATACCGGCGTATGCGGGTGTTGCGGTCGAGAGTTGACCAACCCCGAATCTATTGCGAACGGGATCGGCCCGATCTGCGCTGACCGATTTATTTTTTGATAACTACGAGGAGACCTAGACCATGAGCATCAAAGTGATTATAAAAAACGTGTACGGAAACGAACTCATATACCCCGCTTGCGAGACTTCCCAAATGTTCGCAAGGCTGACAGGGACTAAAACCCTGAGCCGTTACGCGATCAGCATTATTAAAACGCTTGGCTATTCAGTAGAAGTCCAAGCCCCAGCACTACTATAGAGGAGACCTAGACCATGATTAGAATAATGGAAGCATTGACCGCGTTTGTGAACAAAGGCCCAGGGCTAGAGTTCTGGAATTATGGAGACGTTAAGGCGTACCGCAGGGAGTCGCGCCGCATCACCCGACAACTGCACGATTTCAGGACATTGTCTGCCCGTGTAGTGGGGACAGCATCGATTGATCAGCCGATCACCGGGGACAACCTGATCGAAGCGTCAAAACGGGCATTCTCCGGCAGACTGACACTGGTCAGAAACGCCGAGGACGACAGCTACAAGGTCGATTATTGCACCGGACAGTATTGGTGCGTGGAGTACCGGGCGGCGGCTTGCGCGGTACTGGCCGAGGCGCTGCGAATGTACTGGAATGAAGACAACCCCAGGGAGTACGGTGACGGGCACGACATGACCCCGAATGACTGGCTGGCAAATGAGGCCCGGTTAGCACTGGGGCGCGGTGTCGCCGCCCGTTGGTTCCGATAGATTCCAACTGATGAGGCGGGGGTAGTGCCTCCGCCGAAACCCCGGAGGAGGGCTGGGGTATTGGATAACTACGAGGAGACCAGACCAATGACTGAAATGATACATATTGATAATCCGATCAGCGCGGACATCACCCCGACCGAGGCGGTCACGTTTGCGCTTTACCTTGCGATCATTGCCCCGACTGAGGAGAAGGCCAGACAAGCGGCCAACCTCGCCGGTGAGATCGCGTCTGCCTATGGACTGACTGTGGAAGACCTGGAGCCGTGCAATGCGGCGGCCCTCAATCTGCGAAATGAGGTCGCCCCAGGGGCTTCGGTAGCATCGGCAACCGCCGAGGGACTGAAGCGCCTGAGCGACCAAGGGAGGGCGGTACAATGAGCCTATTATTCATTACCGGATCTATTGCCTACCTGACCCTGTGCCTGACCCTCATGGCCGGGGTGGTGGTCGGTGTGAGGGACTCCCGATCACTCTGGCTCCCGTTCTGCGGAATGGGCGTGGGGGTGTGCCTGTTGGTCCTCGGGTACGTTCTGGAGATGTCCTTATAGAGTCTCCCTGATATTTCCCGACCGGCGGGGCTTTTCTTTGGCCCCGCCTTTTTTTTGCCCTGGCCTCTGGTCTCAATGCCTCTGGTCTTTGTCCTGGTCTCTACTCTCAAGGCTCCAACTCTCAAGGCTCCAACTCTCAAGGCTCCAACATTCTCAAGCCCTCAAGTTGTTACTATCATCTCTCAACCTTATATGTTTCTGCGTTCCATTGTTGCAATGCTCGTACAACAGGAGTAATCTCCCAATTCTGAGCAACCTTAACCGAGGAACCGACCAATGAATGAACAGCAACGACAGACGATCCGAGACTTCATCGAGCTTCACAACAGCAAGGTCAGCACTCACCTGCGCTCCATGGGTCTTCTCAATAACAACGGCACCCTTCCCCGTGGCGAGGGTGTTCAGATCAATCTGGAGAGATGGTTCTTCGATTCAATCAATTCTGACAACTACACCTTCAACGTCAATAACGCTGGGGGTGTAGGAGTGAATCTGGAAATACGGGGCTTCGACAGCCACAGCGGCAACCCCGCTATTTTCGAGTTTGATGCGGCGATCTGGCCCAGTCTGTTTGAGGAGGCCGTGTCGGTGTGGGTGGAGGACGGCGTGGTCAAGAGGCCCGATGTTTTCATCGAGCCGCACATCATGGTGGATATCTGCGGGGAAAACCTTGCTGAGTCCTACCAGACTCTTTTTATCGATAAGGATCTGGGCGCAATCGCTGACCTCCCAGGCATGGGTCCTATAAACTCTCACTGGCTCGCAAAGCAAGAGTTGGTGAGCAAGCTCATCGATGCAGAACAGGACCGGCTTCTGAAAGCGGTCATGCAGTACGCCACTGACCTGACGGTGCTGGACGAGAACGGTGACATCACCCCGGAGTCCCGCGCTGAATCCCTGGCATGGCTTGATGATAATGGATTGAAAGACCGGCTTCAGAAAGTTTTTGCAAACGGAGGAAAGTAAAGATGAATATTATTTTAGTTCAACACGAAATTGAGGAGGCTATCAGGGGATACGTCAAGGACAAGCACGGAATGGACATTGATGTTGGCTCGATTCGGGAAGTCTCTGTCGAATATCAGGAGATGGAGCTTGCCCATCAAAAATACCGGAATGGACGGCTCAAAAAAGATGAGAATGGATTCTCAAAGGTTGATTGGGATGCTACAAAATGGGTCACTAAAAACGCCCATTTGGGAGAAGGATTTGAGCTTCATTTTTGTGTTGAAGTTGAAAATGGAGAATGACGATGAAAAACGCAAAAGCTGGCTATTCATTCTATCCGAGCCGAGAGGTTTCTCTGGATTTGACCGACAACCTTGTGGAAAAACTGGTGGTAGGCAAGGTTAAAGCCGAGCCAGACGTTAAGCCTTCCGGGTTCGACTGGATTCAAGTGCGAGGCTACCACAGCGAGGACGATTTCGACTGGAGCGGCACAATCAGCTTCTTCGACAATGAGGTTTCTGCCAGAGTTTACCGGGCGTGGCATGACTCAACGCCGGATCGTGACGAAACACGGCCCCCGGCTCTTCTGCGCGGCACCCGCATGGAAGGGCGACAGTGGGCTGTCTGGACGAATGTGGGAGGATGTGATGAGGAAAAGGACTACTGGCACTCACTACATTCTCAAGGCCCGGCATTGATCGCTCTCAGTTTGACTGCTGCTGAAGCAGATTTTCTGTACCACACCAAGTGCCGATGTTTTTTGAATGAGCAGCGGGGGCGGTTTACAATTTTCTCAGGATCAGAGCATGAGGATCAGATGATGCGGGGAGGAACTTTTCAGGTCTTCGATGATGACCAGTTCCTCCATGCCAAAATCTTTTCTGTCTGGGCAGAAGCAAACGGGTACAGGACGGCAATTCTCGGAGATGAGAATGACGGTTCCTGGATTGTATGGACCGATCAATCCTGGGATGAAGTTTTAGCGGAGGCTCCATAAAGTGATGATTGAACATATACCAAAATCTTCCCTCAGTTGGAGTCATTTGTCGAAGCTCGGCCTGTACCGCCAACGCGGAGATTGCATTGAACCGTCCGCAAGCACACCTGAGTGGGTGATTGACTATCTGAGCAGCATTCGTTCTCCCTCTCGGAGGTGGCCGTTCAGTTATGCCAAAGCTGTTATGACAGCGAAATTCGCTAGATTTCTAGTGAGCCGCGACCCTGCTCTGGCACTCAAGCTGGGCGTAGGACGAGAAGAGAGAGAAGGAGAATGACGATGACAAAGGATGTGATCGAGAATTATCTCAAGAAACGTGGCATCAAGTACCACCGGGATTATGTTGTTGACCGTGCGGTTTCGGCATTTGACGCGCCCCATACCAACGGAAGCCTCCCCGGTCCCGGTGAGGAAGCTATCGCTGGCATCGCTGGCACACTCGGTGCGGCAAAAGGTTTGCGGTTGCGGTTACACGCCGAGGCCCAGGCACTCAGAAAAAAAGGGGAGCGGGTTTCAATCAAGACAGAACTGTTTGCAATCGACAGGGAAACAGGTGAGCGCCGGGGGGAAAGCAGCCAAAGCTACTGGGGCCAACCGCCCGAAGAGGTTTATTTTGTGGTGAAGGTGGTCAGAGAGGGAGGGAAAAAATGAACATCAAAACTATTCTCGCTGTCATTTTCATAATGGCAGCACTGGCTTGGGCCGGACGAGGTGATTTCAGAGATGAGCAGGAGCAGTTTGCCCTGTATTGCGCTAATACCTATGGCCCCAATGCCATCTACCCGGACTATAACAACGTGGGACAGGATGCCTGTGAGGAGGTACTATGATTTTCTACCATGTCAATTATCGGCATATGCAACATTCCGAAGATGGAAAGATCTTCCGCAGCAAAAAAGAAGCAGACAGATTTGTCAAAGAACTTTCTAAAGATCCCGACATCATTATTTACAAATCAGGAGAAAAGTTAGAAATCCCTGCCGGGAAAGACGCAATGGCAAAGGCACTCAACAAACTTATCAACGTGTACATCCCCGATATATAGGGAGGAATTAAAAAATGATCCATAAATATTCTTACTGCTACAGACCTGTTTACAGACAGCCACCACCAAAACCCACGCTGTTTAGATTGTGGGATTTTTTGAAACGTCTAAGAAAAATCAAGATTTATATACATATACCGGAGTAATTTTCAATGAATCATCCACGGGAGGAGAAATGAGTAAATTCAGCAACAGAACTCGCGGCATTCGCGGGCGCAGGGAACGTGCGTTGGAAAGGCTCCAGAAAATCCAGACACCCAACGCGAGGGAGAAAAAAGAAATTGAGGTGCTGGCAAAGAGAGTGAATGCTTGGGAGGTGAAGAATGACTGAGACAGAAGATATCAAAGTGGGCGGTCTTGTACTGTGCAGAAAGATTTGTCCCGACAAAACTTATATTTATCGGTGGATCAGAGAAGACCGAATTTATCACCCAGGAACTTTATCCAAAGTTTTAAGGTGGGTAAAAGAATTCTTCCGGCCACAATGGAATCCTGTAGGGGCAGAAGATGTGCCTGACGCTGGGATATTTTTTGATGGCACAAACGGGATGGGTTCGTGATGTCTAAGATGGAAGATGATATTAGCTTGCTTGAGGTTGATGACAATGCAGAGGAGTGGCATCACCACAACGAAACTCAACGCCAGCGCGAACAACAACAGGCCAGGGTAACAACACGAGAGGCTATCGAGCGGCTCGGTCAGGCGATAGCCATTCTGGATATCCTGGACCCTGAAGTTCAGAGATTGAGGGAACAACTGATAAATATGCGCCGGGATCTGGAGGAGAAAAACAGCAGTCTTGCTGAACAGATCGTGAAGATCGCCAGGGAAAACGGGCTACTCTAGCTAGTCCATTGACCAGTCGAAATTATCCTCCAGATCACTGAACCTTCCTGTAGCAACATCATATTGCAGCTTTTGTTGCCCCCGCTTGGCAATCCAAGGGAACCGTGCCTTCCACACATTAACTACCGGGGTGTGGTCATTAGGATCGCTGGTCCTGAAAAGGGAGACCCCGTAGTCACTCTTGGCTGTCCAACTGTACGAGCCGGAAATTGAGTTTCCATCGAGTGGTTTTTCTTTCTGGTCATACCCAAACGGCTGTTTCGTAGGGTGAGCGACAAAGAAAACAACCAGTTGGTGAGCCTGGGCCATGCAAATTATTTTGGACAGCATTTCACTGATGCTCTGGTGTTCGTTCCGGCTGTCACGGTTTTCGATGAAATTGTAGGGGTCAATCAGAACGCCGTTTATGCCCAGTCTAAGCAGAGCGTCCTTGGTCCTGCTGATGATGCTGTCAATGGTTGCCACTTCCCCGTCCTTACTCTCAAGGAAACAGAAACGGTCATTGAGCCAATCCGTAGCTTCCCGTAACTCAGTTTTTGACATTCTTTCAGTCGGACCCTCAAAGAAAGGCAGCCCGTTACGGAGGGCAGCGAGTTTGAGGATGTGGATATGGACGGGGTTTTCCATTGAGCATATAGCCCACTTCATGCCATGCAGGTCGGCACAATTCAGCATAACGTGGTCAAGCCACGCACTTTTCCCGGAGCCAGCCGCACCAGTGACCACGTACAAACCCGGTGTGATCGTGATCAGATCGTCCAGAGATGAGAACCCGGTGCTAAGACCTTTTCCTGTACCGCCCAGGTCATATAATTCTTCCACCTTGTCCTGATAATCTTTAGCGGAGAATACTCCGGCCAGAGGCATCGGGGTCGCTGCATCAACTATTTCCTTCAGCCTCTCCGGGCCTTCTGCACACAGCACGGCATTGGGATCTTTAAGTTCTGTACTGAACTCAACTTCCCAGCATTTACCACGCCCCACACGCCTCGCTATTTCCTGTTTGAGATTGTCGCCCGGCCCATCGTGATCCACTGCGAGAATGATCCTGTTGACTGATTCCAGTAATTCCCTGGCCTCCCAGAGATAATCCCACTTGATACCATCATCATGCGTGACTGATTTTGCCGGAGCGCCATTCGGTACACTCACCGCCGGTATACCCGCTTCAGCAAGGCTCAAGGCATCCATCTCGCCTTCACAAACAACCAGCGGTGTCTCTGTCATGTCCTCCGGCAGATTCTCAAGCCCGTAGAAGATTTGTGCTGCCCCGCTCTGGGTGAAGGCTTTCCCCTTCAGGGAACGCCATTTGATGGCACTGGGTTCTTCAGGATCGCCGTAAACGAAACCTGCGGCCAGCGCCTCACCCTGTTTTTTACCGAACCATCGGATATCGGTGACAACACCATATTTTCTGTAAGTCTCTTCAGAGATACTCCGAGACTCCATAAAGTCTCTAAGCTCACGGTTATGGGTTGCGGAAGGTAGTTCGATGACATTGGGATGCCCGGGTGCCGTCTGTAGAAATTCTTCCAGCGGGTCAATGGAAGGGTATCGTTCTTCTTTGATGCACCCTGATATTTCACAATGAAAGCAATGAAATACCCGGTCTTGTCCGTCAAGTTTTATTGAGAGTGTTTTTTCTCTTTTGTTCTTTTTCCTGGTGGATGAACAGGCAGGACACTGGATTCTGGTATCTTTGTAGACTTGCCGCACGGCAATCTCAACGCTGTCAGTCATATTGCACCCCCTCGCTGGTGTCTTTTTATCGAATTTTATCTATAATCCATTTTGAGATTAGTTTGGTCACTGGTCTCATGGTCAGTTCCTCGCTGGCTTCTAAACCCCTGCCAGTCTTGGTGACTGGTGGGGGTTTTTAATTTCTATCTCTTTAATAACAATCTCCGAGCGAGGATTTTCCCGATCCAGTCTCCAATATAAGTGCATCTCACGAACTTGTCTATCGTTTTTATATAGAAATCCCTCGGCTGCATCTAAAATTAAGCTCACATCAAGATCCGGCCTACGGCTTGCATAAAAAACAGTGATCCAGATAGCCAAATCTCCCTCCAGCAAAGGGTCTAATCTGGGACATTGTATTTGAAAATCAGTTACATAGCGTCTGGCAGCGTCACTTTTGATAAACCTCGGCTTGCCTCTGACAGTCACCAGTTTTCGGCTATTGGCCTTGCTGTATGGCTGTCCTTGGATTTTCAGAGACAACACCCTTTTCTCTTTACTTTGCAACGCAGAAACCTCTATACTAGCCACTTACACTCACGCAACACTGAAACGACACGGAGAAGATATGAAAATTGAGCGCGGAATACCACTGCCTCCCAGGCTGGGTGAGCGTGTTGAGGTCGGTCCACTCCCTTTGAGTGAGATGAAGGTAGATGACTCAGTGCGAGTGGACGCAAAAAATATGAAGGAGCTTGAAAGAAAATACAATGCGTGTCGCATAAGACTGCAAAGATTCTCACGAAAACACCCTCATATCAAATTCAAGCTGGCTAAAGATTCTGATTCAAAGGGTCCGTATCTGCGGATATGGCGGGTAAGCCGTGGCAGTTAAAAACGATCTCGGACTTCTGGAGCCTATCTATAAGGCTTTAGCCAATGATTCCTATGATTCTGGCGGTGCTGATATTACGCCCACCACCTGGATTAACAGCCCCCGCATAACGCAACTGATGAAGGCCCACAGGCATGAAATTGAGGAAAATGTGAGTAACAAGGTGTTCAGTGCGCTGGGCACAGGCTTTCACAATGTCATGGAAAAGGCTGTCGGTGATAACGCCATCACCGAAGAACGCATTTTCTGGGACCATCCCGGAGGGTTACGGGTCTCAGGGGCCATTGACCTCCAAATCATCAAGGATGATGGCAGTACCATATTGGTGGACTATAAGGTGACTGGCGTATACGGGGTGATCCTCAATAAAAAGAACGGCGGGGTGAAGCCGGACTGGGAACGGCAACTCAATTCCTACCGTTATCTCTTGCAGCAAGCCAAGGGCATTGAAGTATCAGAACTCTACATACTGACCATGCTGCGAGACTGGAAACAATCGGATGCAGGGAAACCTGATTATCCTGATGCGCCCGTGATGCAGATTCCTGTACCACTATGGTCGTGGGAAAAAACTGAGGCGTATGTAGAGGAGCGAATTGCCCTTCACCAGCAAGCGGCCTACTCCGCACTGATCGGTGAGGAATTACCCCTCTGCACCGCAGAGGAGATGTGGGAACGCCCGGAAACATTCGCCGTAATGCGGTCTGCAAGCCACAAACGCGCCAGCCGTGTACTGGATACGATGGAAGGAGCGATGAACTGGGCAGAAGACCCGATGAACGGGATGGATAACAAGCACGTTATCGAACACCGCCAAGGCAAACGGGTCCGTTGCCAGGACTGGTGTGAAGTTGCACCGTTTTGCAGCCAGTACAAAAAATACCTAAAGGAAAACAATGGCGATATTTAATATCGACAAGTCGATCACCATAGAATTCCACGCGGAAGACCTTATTGAAAGAAAAATGCTGGGCCTCTGGGCTGATGAAAGGTTCAAGAAAGTCAATCTGGGTATGAAACTAGTCAACGAACAAGTGGTGATTTCAATGGGCGAGAGGTTTGTTACCGGAATACCCTTCACCCTGTTTGACCAGCTTGCCGTGAAAGAATTAGCTGAGATCATCATCAAGGCAGCGAGAAAAAAATTTAACCAGTAAGGAGAAATAAGTGAGCAGCGAGGAAATGACCTACGGAGAAATCTGGAACACACTCAGCAGCGTGGACTGCAACGAACACACTGACAAGAAAGGCAACCTGACCTACCTCTCATGGGCCTGGGCATGGGGAATACTGATGGAGCATTTTGCAGATGCCGTCTTTGAATTCGGTGAGAATGAAGACCACGCTGATGGCAGCATGACTGTCCACTGCACCGTAACCATCGGCTCATGCCAGAGATCACTGGGCCTGCCCGTGATGGATTACAAAAACTCGGCAATAAAAACACCCAACGCCAGAGATATTTCAGACAACAAGATGAGGTGCCTGACCAAGACCCTTGCTCTTTTTGGCCTGGGGCACTACATCTATGCCGGTGAAGACACCGTACACGCCGGATCAAACGAGCAGACAGTTAAGGCACAAAATAAAGCCGCTGTTGCGACAAAGAAAACACCACCGGCAAAACCCAAACAACCCTCTCCGCTGGAGAAACGAATGGCAGAGCAAAAACAACGGGTAGCCAAAGCTACTTCAGAAAGCATCGGTGAGGTGATGGATTTCATTTTCCATACCATATTCAATTTCTCATTGCCGCCTGAAGGGACAACGAGAAAAGAGGGCGATCCTGAAACGGTTGCAGGATGGATTGACAAGTTCACCAGTAGCAACGGCAACAAGAAAACGCTGGTCGAACTCTACAATGCCGGGTTCAAAAAAGAGGTTCAGGCACTGAATAAACGGTTGGAACCGATTCGGGCCTTATCAGTAGAAGAGTTTTACAAATTGCTCAATGAGCAGAAGGAGAATGAAAATGGCTGACAGATATCCAAAAACAAAACAGGGCGGTCTCTGGAGGAATGAAAATGCTGACCCGGAAACCAACAAGCAACCGCCCTACCGGGGCCACCTCGTTATCACGGAAGAGATGCTGAAGACCCTCGTTGTCCTCATGCGGAACAATGCCTGGGAAAATAAAGGGCAGAATCCTGATCTCGGCCCACGGATCAATCTGGCCGCTTGGCTGAATACCGCAAAGGACAGCGGTGAAAAATACTTCAGGATCAACGGGGATGTGTATTACTCCAAGGAGCATAACCACCTGTTCGATGGAAGTGAGGAAACACCCGCTACCCCTGCCCCAGCGCCGAAAGCCGATACACCGGACGATGATGACTTCCCGTTTTGAATCGAAGTCAACCCGTCTGGATGAGATGCGATCCCAGGTAAAGGCGTTTCATTCAGAGCATCCTGAAGTCTGGGATTTGTTCGTGCGCTTCACGCAGGAACTAATCAACAGGGGGTTCAGGCATTATTCGGTGAATGCTATCTTTGAGCGTATTCGCTGGGAATGCGATGCGGTTGGTGGTGACGGCAAATCAACCTTCAAGTTGAACAATAACTACAGGGCGTTTTATGCACGGCACTTCCATAATGTATATCCGCAACATGATGGTTTCTTCAGAACGCGGCGGCAGACGAGTCAGGAAGATTTTCCGACCCGGATGTCGCCTCTCGCTCCGGGGAATTACCAGTGACGATCAACTACCCTGAACCCCCTCTGGACCCGCCTGAACACTGGTCATGTGAAGAATGCGGTAGGCATTTCAACCCTTCTTCGGAACCGAAGGACGGGGAACCTGTACTGTGCTTTGAATGCGGAAGATTCAATGAGTAGTGAGCTTCCGGTTATTGACAAAGGCGTACCGTTACCCCCTGCGAGGTTCAATGAGGGACATCCGTTTGCTGTTCTGAGAAAATTGGATGCAGGGGACAGTGTGTTTTTCCGTGGAGTAATAGCAGGGAGTAATGCTTACAAGGTTTTATCCAATCGAATGAGTTATCTGAAAACGACACAGGGCTTTATGCTGACCGCCAGGTCAGTGATCGAAGAGGGTACTCGTGGTGTCAGGGTCTGGAGGAGAGCGTAAGCCATGAGGGTACTGGACTTGTTCAGTGGCATTGGCGGGTTTAGTCTTGGACTGGAACGGGCCGGGATGCAGACAGTCGCATTCTGCGAGAATGATGATTTTTGCCGTAAGGTTCTGGCAAAGCACTGGCCCGATGTAACGATTCACAACAGTATCGAGGAATTAGATGGAAAAAAATATCGAGGGTCAATTGAGCTTGTTTGCTGCGGCTGGCCTTGCCAGCCCTGGAGCGTTGCCGGACGCAGACTCGGATCAAGAGATGATCGCCACCTCTGGCCGGAAGTTCATCGAATTGTTCGACAAGTCCAGCCCCGTTGGTTTATTGGCGAGAACGTCCCTGGGCTGGTCCGGCTGGGCCTCGACCCTGCGCTGTCTGACCTGGAAGATGAAGGCTACACCTCACAAACGTTTAATATTGGAGCTATCGCAGTTGACGCGCCGCACATCCGGCAAAGAATCTTCATCATCTCCCACAAAAATGTGGCCGACTCCGAGAGCGCAAAGCGCAAAAGACTCGTGCCCGAGCAGGACGGGACACAGAATCGATCTTCAGACAATGGTGAAGATGTGGCCGACTCCACGGGCGAGCGAATACAAAGACTGTGGGCCGGTGGGGAGCAAGAGCCACAAACACATGGACGGCAGGGACTACCTATGCGCGAAGGCGAAAGATGCAGACCGCCCGTCAGCGAAACTCAACCCTGCCTGGGTGGAGTGGCTGATGGGGTTTCCAGATGGATGGACGAACCTGGAGGACTAGAGCGGGTGACCGAAAGCTGCCCGGACCGCATCAAGAGAATCAAGGCACTCGGTAACGCAGTGGTTCCACAGGTGGTGGAAGTTCTGGGCAAATTCATTATGGAAATCCACCACAATAATGGTCATTCCACGGAGGATGGTGACTGATGAAAATAATCTTGATCCTGCTTGGAGCCGGGACCGCCATGTCCCTGCTGACTTTCGTTTTCGGTATGTGGTATCTCGATGCCGCAGAGCATTCAAGGGTGATCCTCAAACACCGGCCCGTTGTCGGTACGGTCCTGGTCCTGCTGGGGGTGGGAATTATATCCTTTGTGTTTGTGGCCGACAGGATGATCGTGCCGTTCCATGTTTTCTACATGGTTGGATTCGGCATGACCTCGATTTTCGCCTTTGAGCTAATCCTATGCGGTGCATTTTTCTGGCAATCGGCCATCGGGCAGCGCGGGATTGCCATCAGATTTTTGAACTAGAGGAAACACCATGAAAGGAAAACAAATTCTGGAGGCCATAATCATGGAAATCATACTGAGGAAAAGAATTCTGGCTATCGGTCTGATTGTAATATCTATTCCATTGCTCTGGTTCGGGATCGCTAATTTTGAAATCGGTGGTATCTCCGACCAGTGGCTGGCTGTGACCGTTGCCACATCAGGGATGTGCGGCCTGTTCGGCCTCGGCGGCGGCATTGCCATGCTGATACCCGGAACCATGGCCGCCGTTCCACGGAACGAACCTGTACTACAACAACCCGCATTAAAGGAGATCAAGATGGTGAACGAGATAGCAGATACCCCTTCTTCAGAGGGGGCCAGTGAGAGTGTACGGCTGATGAGGCGTGAGAAGGAACTGGTACTGAAACGGGGTGAGTTGCAGACCCTGCTGGGTGAGGTGGACACCGCGCTTATCACCACCAAGAACCAGATCAAGGCCAGGGGATGGGTCGAACAGGACGGCGGCGGCTGGCAGGTCGAATGAGCGCCTTCCATAAACAGATCGGTGGTGACCATTACCGTTACCTCGATATCTCGCCTTTTGAGTTCATACAGCGCAATGATTTGAATTACGGCGTAGGCAATGTCATCAAATATGTGTGCAGATACCAGTTAAAGGGCGGTATCAAGGATCTGGAGAAAGCACGGCACTACCTGGACATGATGATCGAACTGGAGATCAAGAACGAACTGGATTTTGATGGCCCTGACCTTGAAAGGATGACATCGAAAAAGCGTTCCTTCCTGGAGGAGAATGAATAATGCAATGCTCCTGTGGCGGCGAGATGAAAGACCACAAGGTCCAGAGGAAGCTGGAGGTTGTGGCTGAGTTCCTGTCCTGCAAGGGTTGCGGCAGGACGCAGTGGCTGTGGGCAGGGCCGGAGATCGACCGCAAGAAGATGCCGATGGCTGGTGTGGACCCTCTGTACCGTTTCCAGCCCCGTACCACAGAATGACAGGGAAGTCTGGGCGTAAGACGTACCTACGGGATCAGGGAGACATTTCCCGAAATCAAGCGTTTTTGCAAAATGTCTCCCCAGTGAAAGAATTCCGGGAGTCAACCCTTAAAGCCAATTCATTCTGTGAGGATTTTCTTTCAAGTAAAGGCGATTTTTCCCTGTATTTGCACATCTGAAGGTTAAACACCCCCAGACGGCGCAGGGGGCCGGTAGAGAGGTGATCCATGAAACCTGAACTCAGGGTGCAGAAACAGAAAGAAAACGCCCTGATCGGGCTATATCGAGGTCGTTTCAGGTGCTAATGGACCTCAAACTCCCAGCAACCGATTACCATGTCCCAGGGGATGACAATCGGGGTATTGAATGTGTTTTGATCTTTGCTGTAGAGGTCTGTTGCCAGAATCAGGCATTCATCGGTATCCCCCACCTTGTACCCCAGGGTGGAACGGAGGACACGGTCCAGCCTCATGGCTTCCTTGGCAGGGGAACCTTCTGTTTGAACCCAGGCATCTTCCCAAATGACTTCAGCTATCGGGAGCCGTTCTTTATCGGTGGTATTTTCTTTAGCCATTGAAATTATATTTTCTTTCTGGCGGTTCTGGTTCTTCTGAACGATCTGTTCTTGGATTGAGAAGTAACTTTAAGATTGCTTGCCTTAACATTCCTTGGATTTCCGTCATTGTGATGAACGTCTTGCCCGTCCCCCTTGGAAACCATACCATTTTTTTCCATGACAGCACGGCTGGCATTCCGTGCAGCCCTGTTCTGTATCTGTTCTGGTCTTCCTTGGTAATTATCGTACTCCTTGCGGTAATTCCTTTTACTTACAGGCATCTGTATCTCCACTTCATTCCACATCGTTCAGAGGATTCTCAAGAATCGTTTGAATCCTCTCCTCAAGCTCATCACGGATTTCCCTCATCCTATCATCCATTTCCCTAATCCGGTCATCTAGGTCGCTTCTCATGCCCCGGATTTCTGAGTTCATCTCCTGGAACCTGGACTGCATCTCGCGCTCCATATCGTAGACATCGTTCCGCACCTCCCTCTGTGTGGCGGCTGTCTCTGTCTCCACCGTTCTGGAGAGGCGGTTGGATTCTGAAATATCATCCGATACCGAATCAATATCCGAGACCAATTCATCACGGATCAGGTTATAGACTGTCTCAAGCCTTCTCATTTCGGCGGTGATGGCATCCGGCTGGAGGGAGGACAGCTTGGATTCCGCATCCAGCAGGCGATTGTAAAGCTCAAAACCTCCCCACAAAAAACCGCCTACGGTCCCCAGTAAAGGCAGAATCAACAGCAGCTTCCCACCGCCTACCTTGATTCCCTGGTATTCCACTTCTGCCATTTTCAATCCATCCATCTACCATCGGTTTTCAGATGGTAAAACCTGTGTCTGCCTATACTGATTAACAATTGGATTAGGGTATCTTCCTTGTACGTTCCGGCTTCACACATATATATCCACATTTTCCTCACCTGTTATATTGGCTCTGTATCATCTCATTCAATTTTAACTGCGTCTTGCCAGCCATCATATAAAAATTGAAAACATTATCGTCCAGTTCCACATTCTCGTAGATGGAGCGGTCCAGGTACCAGTCAGCATTATCCTGTATCTGGGCCTGGTTGGTGTACTGGGAAAATCCTTCCTTAAAGCCTAGAAACGTCACGGCTGCGGTCTGGTCGCTGTCGAAACCGCCTTCCTCCATCATAGTATCCAGTTGCTGTTGGAGGTTCTGCTGAGCCACCTCTGCCCCCACTCTCTCCGCCAGGGATTCAACGGCTGAAGAAATCCTTTCCTCACTGACCGTTGGAGGCTCAATCTCAAACCTGCCGAAGTCTGGAGCTTGCTGGGAGAGGAATGTCCCGATGTCTCCGCCCACGGCCATTGCTTCACTAAAATTATCTTCAAACTGGATGTCAGCCTGCGTGAAAGTTTCCCCACCTTCCAGCACAAAATCCTGCTGTAATTGCTGTTGCTGCTGTTCCTGCTGCTGTTCTGCCACCTCAAACGGGGAATCCGCAACCACCTGTGTAGCAGGCGTTTCGGTCATCTGAATCTGCTGGACACCCGATGTCTGTTCCTGCTGTTCCTGCACAAATGTATCCCCAGTGGCAAGAGATTGTTCAGACTGGCTCACAGGATCACTGTTCTGAGCTACGCTGGCAGCACCGGAAGATGAAACCGTTGTGCCGCTCGATGACATCATTGTGCTGCCGCTCTGTTGCTGGGATGAACTTCCGTTCGATGAAGATTGACCGGATTGTTGACTTGATACTGCCCTGACCGAGTTCATGGCAATGGATACCGCACGGGTTCTGCGGATATTCTTTCTTTCAGACCTCTTTTCTGCTTCCTCTTCTTCCTCTTCCTCTTCCTCTTCCTCTTCTTCAGCTACAAGTTCTCTTTCCTCGACAGATTCTTCCTCATCCAATTCTTCCTCTTCTTCTACAAGGGTAAGTTCTTCCAGTTGCCTCTCATCAATCAACTCTTCCAGAGCTTCATCCTCGATCAATTCCTCAAAGATTTCTTCAGACTGCTCTTCAAGAAGGTTACGTTCCTCCTCTACCAACTCTTCCTCAAGGAAATCTTCTTCTATGTCCAGCCAATCATTATCTGTTATTTCCAGATCCTCAAGGATGTATTCCTCATCCAGTTGGGCAAGCAGGAACTCACCTTCAATCTCCATCTCTTCAGCAAAGGCAGGGATCAGTTCTTCCTCAAACTCTTCTTGAGAAAAGAATTCCTCCTCCATTGCAGATGGCTGAAAATCCGTGTAATCAAATTCTTCATAGGTTTGCTGCGGCATGAATAAAGAAAATTCTTCCTCGTATATCATGTCTGTTTCCATGAGATACAAATCTTCCTGCGGGTCATTCACATACTGGAAATCAAATACTTCCTCTTCCCATATCTCCGGTTCAAAGAAAATTTCCTCTTCAAAATACTCAGGTTCATATTGTTCCTCATAGGTATATTCTTCTTCCTCGTACCCGTAGAAATCTTCCTCGGAAGTAAATCCGACATTCATGTAGATGTCGTCAGTTGAAATACCGAGCATGGCGTAATCGTCCTGTTCATACGTCCCGTCATCAAACAGTTCTTCCTCCTCCACCACTACCACCTGGTAAGAATCCTCAATCGCCTGCTGTCTGGCTAAGGCAGACCCGTACCCTGCACAGGAACTATCATAAAGATCGTCCAGATCGCACTGCTGCAACAGGTAAGCGGCTGCGTAACCACTGCAATTCACACTGTAGAGACTGCTCAGGTTACATTGCTGGAGAAGGTAGGCAGCGTCATAACCGGAACATTCTTCGTCATATAGCGCATTGATCCCGCATTGCTGGTTGAAATATGCCACCGCATAGCCGCTGCAATTTTCCGAGTACAGTGCGCTGGCCCCGCATTGGGAAGTGATATCAATTTCCACAAACAGGGATTCATTTTCCAGTGTGGTGTTAAAACTGGTGTTGTTCCAGTCTGTATTCACACAGGAACCGGAAACATTTGTGGTTCCCGTGGAACATTCATCGTGGAAAAGGTACTGCTTGTATTCGGTGGAATCACCCTGTATTCCAATCAGGACATCATGCTGGATGATATCCAGGTCATCGTACCTGAATTCTATATTGTTCCCGTTTTCATATAACAGCATCTCAAAGGTATTATCTGAAGAGCGATGGTATTCTCTCAGGTCATACCATCCGGCCACGAAATAATCATCGCCTCCGGGTACGGCAAAATATTTCGTTAACATTTTTGAACCGCTGTCGCGGATCAGGTCTGTCCAGAACGGATAGATCGTGTAGATCGTGTCAGGGAGAGGGTCGGGCGTATAGTCATTGCAGTAGGCGGTTGTAAAAGAAAAGCAACCGTTGGTAGCCATATAGCCCTGTGTATATTCATTCCCGTAGAACTCAAAGGTAAAGCCCAGGCTGATTGCACTGGACCTCCCGTCATCGCTGATGTTCCACTGGGAAGTGCCTGATTCGTTTCTCAAATCAATAATAGAGGATGTACCGACCACAAAATCGGAGGCTCCCGCAACGAGCGGCAGGAAGCTACATATTGCAAATATCTTCTTCAGGCGATTCATTGCAGAATTCTTCCTTGCTATAAACACGGTAATCAAATTCGCGGCCCTGTTCAGATTTCCTGAAGCGATACTCAACCTCCGTTACCCCTTCGGGTTTGTCCTGCGGGTTACGGTCCCAGCTATCCTGTGCGTCTGAACCGATCAACCCGTTATAAGGGCACGGGGTTCCAGCCATTTCCATTGCCTCAAACACACGCGAGTCCTGGCACATCAGGCTGACTGCCGCTACCTTCATCCCCATGTCATAAATCGTTTTGCTTAACTTGATCCGCTCACAGTTCTCATCACGAATACTCCTGCCCCCGGAAAACCCCAGAATCTGCGTCTGTACTGCACCACTCACCCCTGTAGTGCAGAGATCCTGCGAGTAAGAGCTACCGATACTTGGAGCAATCGCGCTTGGCGGTGGACTGGTAATTTCCTGCTCGATCTTCTGTACAGTTTCGTTCCGGTTAATGTTCTCATTCCGGTTATTGTTCGTGTTGCTACTGGTGTTGTTGTTGTTGGTGGTGACATCAGATGTGCTTTCCGACACCGAAGAGTTTGTGTTGGTATTGCTATTAGTATTGTTGGATACAGCCGTACTGTCGCTGGTCGAGTTCGTTGTGTTTGTATTGCTACTGGTGCTGTTGACCGTTTGATCAACGGTGGAATTATTCGTGTTGGTGTTATCAGACGAGGATGTCGAATTCACTGTTGAATTATTCGTGTTGGTGTTGGTACTGGCACTCGTATTGTTGTTGTTATTGTTGTTGGTGTTGGTTGCCGTGCTGGTGTTTACGTTGGTATTGGCATTCGTGTTGGTTGCTGTTGACGTATTGGTATTCGTGTTGGCATTCGTGTTTGAGTTCGTGTTTGTTGCTGTCGATGTATTTACATTGGTATTGGCACTGGTATTTACATTGGTATTTGAATTGGTATTAGTGTTGGTCGATGTACCCGTATTAACCGTTGTATTGGTATTGACGTTTGTATTGGCATTTGTGTTGGTCGCGGTTGAAGTCGTGGTATTGGTATTGTTGTTGTTATTGGTATTGGTAGCCGTTGAAGTGTTGTTATTCGTGTTGACATTAGTATTGCTGTTCGTGTTGGTATTGACGTTAGTGTTGGAATTCGTGTTGGTGTTGACGTTAGTGTTGGTTCCAGTAGCTGTGGATGTACTGGTGGTCGTAGTCGTTAAAGAATTCG